TCTACTATCTCACATACTTCACCTGTACAAGCGAAGGTCTGGCTAGACTTAGTGGTGTCTTCTGCCTCAAACTCAGATAATTCAGCCCAATTAATCTTCTTAGGCATAGTATCTTTTAATGTTTTATACTCTTCTTTACCACACTCTTGATACGGTGCTTGTTGGTAAGTATGATCTGAGTGTGGTAAAAACGATACGCCACTCATTTCATTGAAGTTCCTGTATACAAACGCCCCTACGTCCAGCCATTCCTCGTCTCGTACTGTTATAGTAACAGATGGCTTGTGTTCAGTCCAGTGTCTTTGATAAATTAACCATAAATTTAATTGCTCTAAAGCTGTCATATCGTTACGTGTAACAGACTTGTTAGGAGCTTTTACAGGAAAGCTAAACACTGTAGTATTGTCTGGTTTCATAACACATGGTTCTGCTGGTATACCTTGCTCTATCATGAACTTAGTTAGGGGATCTTTGTTATCTCCACGAACTGTACGTACATAATATAGTGAATGCCTAGCGTGAATGCCTGACGCACTATCTACTAACTGAGATACTGTACCTGAAGGTTTACAACAAGTAATAGCGGTACTCTGAGATATGCCTAGAAGACCAGCCCACTCTTTGTTAGTCTCAATAGCTACGTCTTTAAGTGACTCCAGGGTTTTATCTAAACCTTTATTAGCTAATGTCATTAAAGGATTATCCATTATACCTGTAAGACTAACACCTAAGAGTCTTTCTTCTTCACAATTGTTTTGCCAAGCCTTACGAAGGTAAGGAAACTTAGTGTAGTTAGATTGTATCGTACCTATAATTGTAGCAACCTTAACCTTCTGCATAATAGAATGTATATCGTCTGTAGACCTAACTACTACCTCAGATAGGTTACAAAATTCCTGTGGTCTAAGGCTAATTTCTGAGCAAGGGTTTGTTCCAAACTCATGGTTAGGATTACGCCTACCGCTTCTGACAGCCAAGTCTTTACACGCCTGTCTGTTAAACACACCACGCTCACCTGACTTACTTTCAACTAAAGCTACCCACTCACGCATGAATGTTTCCATATCAGGTTTATCAGTATAACAAACTGAGTTATTAGCTAATGCTCTGTGTGGACTACTCTCCCACCACATACCTGACTTAGCGTGTCTCATTCTATCGTCAGATAAGTTAGACAAAGATATCATAGCTGACCTACGTACACCACCTACAACGACAACCTCCCCTATTTTACACATTAGATCGTGGCACTCTATTGAGGCTAACCTTCTACCTTGTGCGCCTTTAAATATAGCTACAGTAAAGTTAAACAAATCAATGAGAGGAGCAGGACCAGATGCACGACCACCAAACGTCTTCAGCCTAGCACCAGCAGGTCTAACTGCAGACACATCCCACTTAGGTATTTCACCAGCATACAGGAGTACAATAACTTGACGAAGAGCCTTAGCCCACCCCTCCTTGGAGTCCTTGACGACAATAGTAGTGTCACTGTCAACGAGGTCAGGAACATCAGGAAGCCGTTGAACGAACTGCCTCTCGACACTGAATCCGACTCCAGTACCACACAAGAGGATGTACATAGCCTCATCAAAGGATTGTACAGTGTCTACGGGTAAATAAGAACAGTTGTACATACAAGTATTATCTCTAGCTGCAGCAGGTCCTGCAGTCATCATAGATCTCATAGAAGGCATAACACTAAGATCTAGTATAGATTCTTGTATCATGTTGTATGTACTATCATCCTTTATGTATGGCTTAACAATGTTAGTCATATAACGATCTACTGTCTCAGCCCACGTCTCTCTTCTGTTTTCTGTTTCTAACCAACGGGCATAGCGTGACGTGTGAATAAATGCTTGGTAGTCTGTAGGTAAGTAATTGTTCATGATCAGTCTTTCTTTGCTATAATTAAATCGGATAGGTCTGGTTCTTTGTAGTCTGGCCCTTTAAGAACCTTACCATCTTCTCTAAAGATAGGCTTACCATCACGCCCTAACTTACTCATATTACTTTTGTGTACTCTAGTAAAAGCTTCACCTACTACTTCAGCAGTATACAAATTAAAGTACATAGTAATACTTTCTCTAGCTTTATCTATGCCTTCATTTATTTCAGCTAACTCTTCTTCAGATATAAGATCACCTGCAAACTTAGGTGTAGTTAACATCATACCATTGTATACATACATAACGTCACACAGTTCTTTTAGGTGTCCTGCTGTACCGTAGTCCTCTGCACGTAACTCTACTAGTTCTTCTTCTATTAGGTTCATCCATAACCGTAGGTCTAAAGACCCTTTAAACGTCTGTATAAACTCTTTTAGCATTTGTTCTTCAGGGGTTATTCTTATTTCGTATTCAGTCATTAGTACCTTCTTTCGGATAATATACGTCTACGTGGCAGTTACACTGAGGACAACTTAGATTAGTTACCATAGACCACGTATCGTCTTCATGATCTATGTCGTGATCTCCACCCCATATAAGCTGGGTTTTGCAGTGCCAACAGTTCATAGCCTGTGCCGTACTAATACGTTTGATACCTTTACGTCATCAATGTCGTGGATCATATTATGAAACATATCATATATGTCTTCTGTGTGTAGTTCTTCTGCTGCACTTAAAAGATTGTTTGGCTCGTCTACCTCTACAACTAATGTGACACTAAAGGTCTTCATTTGTGTACCTCTTTATATTTTTTAATCAATCTTTGTAGATACCACTCAGCTTTCTCTAAATCCTCTAAGCCATTCTTATACTCGAACCGCCACAGGTACTTAAGTATAGCTCCTGCATGGTATGCATACTTCTGATCCATAGTAGTTATTAATGCTTCAATAGCTTGTATACATTCCATGCTACCGTTTTGATTATAGTGTATGGGTTTATTGACTACATCAACTTCTGCTTTGACTGTATCTGTATAATAACCGTGCTTATCTTTTGCTGGTTTCCATTCTTCTGTTGACCATTTAGCCATTTATGCTGACCCCTTCGTAGGACTGAATAAACTAATCACGTTACTGCCTCTTTCTTGTTGTTCTAGATCTATAAGATCATTTTGTACAAAGTCACGAAAATCATCGTCTTCATTTAGTAAATATGTACAGTGTTGTAGTAGCCTTATAAGTGTTAAGAAATAATTCTTTGTATTTTTATCATCTCTATTGTTAGGACTAATTACTGCATTCATTTCAAACTGATCATCCCACTCATCAAATGAATCATGGTCAGATGCAATAAAAGCTAACAAATAGGTGTGATCGCTTTTTACACCGTCTGTCATATTTGTTTCTTTCTCTTTTGTTTTAACTGTATCAACCTTTTAGTAGTACACTTACCTGGTTCGTTTAACCACGCATCAGGTATTGTTTTATTTGACCAAAGAAACTTATTTTTATTACACCAATCTGAGTATGTAGACTTAGAACCCTTGTACAACTTAGCTTTTGCATTACTAAATACAAACCGTATATCTAATTCAGGATGTTGCCGTCTAACACATTTATGTTTGTGCCTATCGTCAGAATCAAATTGGCCTTTTGCCTCAATTATAATACCGTTATCTAACAAGAAGTCAGGCGTGTAAGTACGATAGCGTAGGTCTTCCCACTCTATTTTTAACTCTTCATACCTGACTTCTTTTTGTATTTTAGATAGACTATCTACTAATTTGTCTTCTAAGCCACTACGATATGTATTCCAGTTGGGATTGTATCTACGTTTCACTTGTCTCATCAGCACTATCTTTTGAAGTTGGTTCTTCAGTATTGTCTTCTGTTGTTAAAGAGTGTGCTAATTGTTGGCTAAGTACTTTAGCGTATGTATCGTAGCTATCATACTTTAATTTAACAGATCTTATTTCACCTTGTAGGTTTAATATAGTGTTAAATAATCGTTTTTGATCTTCATTCATATCTTCTTCTGCGTAAGATTTATCATCTATTGTAAACGTCTTGTTCATATAACTGCTTCCTTATTTTCATTGTCATTTATTAATACGTAATCAACCATAGGTTTTTCTTTAGCTTGCGATACTCTTGATGGTAACGTCTGTAGCTCTTTCCAACACGTAGTCTTAAAGTCACACCAACTACACGCCCTATTTAATTTTAAATTACCTGATGCTCTTCTTCTATAGTATTCTGGAACAGGTTTAAAGCACTTTTCAAAAGGTTTATCTTCATTTATGTAAGATACTTTATCTTTAATGCTTTCTATTATCTCTTCCTGATTAACTGTGCTGCCTGAAACATATTTGAAAGCACCGTCTTTTTTATTTACAACCCACCAGCCACCCATGTCTTTGCCTGAAGCTTTTGCGTAGCCAACAAGTTGATGTATGTAACCGAATGTATCATCTGATTGTAATCTCTCAAATGATTCAAAACGATTAGTATATGAATAGTCAGAAGCAGACTTAACATCGTCTACACTTCCGTCTAGTATCATATCATACTCACCTTTTATTTTACCTAACTCACCTAAGTCTAACTCTACGTTATCGTTATCACCAAAGGTAACTCCTGCTGACCTAAGTAAGCCTTTAAACACAGCTTCAATAATGTCACCAGTAATCATATTAATTAAAAAGTTAGGTGGATAAGGAGCTTTAGTCTCTGGTTTGTTCTTTTGAAACCACAACTGACACTTAGGTTTACCTATGTTAGACATTCTTAATCTAAACTTATCACGAGGCCCCCCTGAAAACTGTTTAAACATAGCTTCTTTTACATCAGAGGCAACCTTATCAGCCACCTCTTCAGTAATAGTTGTGTTACCTGCAAGAGCATTCTGGAGAAACAAAGATACTTTTAGCTCTGCAGGATGCATCATTCAGACTCCTCTACGTCTACCATAGAGTTTATTAAAGCAGAATCATCTGCATCAAAGGTGTCTGAAGATAGATTAAACTTATCCCATTCACCTAATACATACTGGTTCTGTTTATTTATCCAGTCCATAAAGTCACGCAGAGTATCATTATCTTTTTCTTGTAGATCACAAGGCTCATGTAGTGATGCCTCAAATACAGCATAAGGTTTACCACTAGCCCCAGTACGCTCTACGCCTGTAAGCCTTACTGTATGTTGTATAGGTAACATATTCTTACGAGATAACGAACTGTTTACTTCATTAATAGATTTAATAGATTCACCTGCTCTTATTTCATAGACGAAGGGATACCAAGTACCAGCGTGTTCTTCTAATGAATTTCCTTCATTGTCTACAGGATTGTCTAGTTGCAGCATACCTAAAAGAACTTGTGTTCTTCTTGATGAACGCATTGCTTGTTGTATGCTAGGTGCTAAAGAATGAAAGTCCTCTACGTAACCTGCAGGTCTACCGCAATTAAAGCCACCTTTGCTGTCTTTTAAATCTGACTTAAGATCATTAGCCATAATACTTTTTAAATAGTTTTTCTCTTCAGATAACCATTTAGCCCACCTCTGACGTACTGCAAAGGTACGAACTGTTACAGTATCACTGTATACTATATTGTCTTCACTGATCCTAAACTTAAAAGATGTTCCAGGTACTAACTCAGTCTTAATATTCTTACCGTTAACTTCAACCGTACCCATAATGGCATCATTTAAGACACTAAGGCTTGCTAAAGATGATTGTGTTTTATTTGATGAGCTACCTGTTTGTGGTAAACCCATCATTTCTGCTATTGATGTACCTTCATTAGGTACGAGTGCTATGTCTGACATTTGTATATCCTTTTACTGTCAAAAAATGAACCCAAGTTATACCATTAAACGTCTTTTGTGTCAAGCCAATTAGGTCCTATTTTAGCTTCTAAAAGTAGTGGTACGTTCATGGTCACACCATATGCTTCTTCTATAATATCGTTAAGATCCTTGTTAAGTGTATCTATTATAGATGTAACATAATGTATCTCTTCAGGATGTACATCGACTACCGTTGAGTCATGCACTGTATTAACTAAACAAGACTGTAACTTACTTAGTCTCTCCTCTAATTCTATTAATACAAGAGGTACAATATCTCCTGTGCTAAATCCTTGTACAGGGTAATTCTTTATCATAGTAAAGCCTGATACACCGCCATTATTACGCCTTACTACATTAGGAAAAGCGTACTGTCTTCCACTAGGTGTAGTAATCTTCTCGAAGCGTAACGCCTCTTCAGCTAAACTCTGATGCCAAGCAGCAATACCTTGGTACTTCTGTATAAACTGTATGTAGTACGCTTCTTCAGCCTTACTTCTACCATACCCTGTCGCGCCGAAGAGAGGTGCAAACGTATGCTGCTTTGCCTCTACACGAGTTGTAGGCTGCCCTGAGTCTGTGATAACCTTAGCCGTGTGGGAGTGTACATCAAAGCCTGTATTGATCTCAGCAATAGCTACAGGGTCTTGTGAGAGAAAAGCAGCAACGCGGAACTCTAATTGAGCAAAGTCAGCCTCTAGGATCTGCCCACCATCCCATCTAGAGATAAACACTTTTTTAACTGGGAACGTATTACCTCTAGGCATATTCTGCATATTAGGATTACGACCTGAGAATCTACCAGTAGATGTAATATGTTGTGTCAGGTTTACGTGTAAGAAGTTATCTGGTTTAGTAAAGACATCTATACCTTCAACAAAAGAAGATAGGTAAGATGATACAGCGGATAAACGTTTAAGGTCTGTCAAGAAATCTATGGCTTCCATCATATCTTTATTCTTAGCGGTAGATATTAATGTCTCTAAGTTACCTTTTGATGTACTAAAACCATTAGCACTAACCCAAGACTTTCCTGGAGCAGTAAAACCTAACCCAGCTAAATGATTCAACTGTTTAAGTTGATAGCCCCTAGCTGTACAATCCTTACATTTATTAGGTTTGGCATACTTTGTTCCATCTTTCCTTACTTTATAGGTTTTGCCTTCACC